ATATTTTACAACCCATACGGTTAAAAAAAAACCTACGTATTTGCTAGAAAATGGCTAATACTAAATCGATGGGAATTGGATCAATGTTTGTTCTTCTTACCGTCGCTGTTATTTTACTACCTATGGTAGTGCGCTACATGGACACATTACCACATTTTGCTATTTCAGGATTTCAAAATGTGCCAAATATTCCTTCCAATGATTCTTGGCGCCCCGATAAAAATACATCCTATCTCTGTCGATCCCCGAATAACAGCGGTCAACCCTGTCCAGAAGGTACATTTTGTGACGGTCCCACCAATACCTGTATTTCCAATTACGTAAGTGGATTTGACCCCACGTCTGGTTATTACTCTTAGGTTATTACTCTTAAGTGTCTTGGGTATCTCGATTCTCCTTATGCTTAAGAGCCAAATCTTCACTGTCAAACATGGACTTGTCCGCCCCAAATACTTGTTTGCCTTTCTTACGTTCATCAAAAAACTTATCACGATTATCTTCATTCTCCTTATACTTCTGCATCAATGTATTTAACTGATCCTGTCCATACTCTTGTTCTTTTACCTCATGTGGCTGTGGGTCCCATGGAAGCCATTTACCTACGTCCCCAATAAAAATATTATGATACTTATCCTTGGATTGGAATTTCTTTGCTTTCAACTCCGCCTCCTTTGGATTACCATATACTCCCCGAACCTTGATACCACGTACCGACGTACGAAACTCGTTTAATGTATAGAATTCCTCTTCCAATTTTGTCTTGTTGGAATACATAAAATCATCATATGCCTCCGCAATTTTTGTTTTATTAATTTCCATACGATTCTTTTGAACAAATCCATTATATTCCTCCATTAAACTATCAACTTTTACACGATTCTTACGACAAATAGCGGCTTGATCGAATTGATCATTCTTTTCAAGTTCTCTTGCTCTATCGTCGAGTTGATCATTAATATTTTTACTGATATCAACCATATATTTCTCTAGATTCTTCAATTTCCAATTTACTTCATATGACTCCAAAAATCGCTTGAAGAAATGTAAATCCTTTTTTTCGAGAACTTTCTCCGGACTAATGAAACTTAGTAATACGTATCTCTGTCCTGAAATTTCGGGATCTTCGTCTAGAAAGTCTTCTACGGTATTTTGTTCAGTCATACTAATTTTATTAATTGACAGAAACCTTTAGACTCTTTGACGAGTTTTTTTCTTAATAATGAATATAAAATGATGGGTTACGGATTTGCAGAAATAGTGAATCGTATTATTAAATATTTGATTGAAGGTCTTGTTATTGCGGCGGCGGCTATCTTTATCCCTAAGAAGGCGTTACCTTTTGACGAAGTTGCGACTTTGGCTGTTCTGGCCGCGGTTGTGTTCGCGATCTTGGACGCGGTGTCACCGAGCGTCGGTGTTACTGCAAGGCAGGGCGCAGGATTTGGGCTCGGGGCCAATTTGGTGGGCTTCCCCCGCATGTAATAGAGAATCACCCATTTCCGAAAAAGTTCGGACTCGTCGCTACGTTAAATAAAAAAGTGAGGTCTGGGGGAGTATATATAATTTAATGATTTTTTCAAAATTTTTAAATTGGATTTATTATTTCATACTTACAATCTAATTGTTCTATATGCTTAGAGTATTTACTTATCGAACTGATAAATACTGCTTTACGATCTGTTTGTAGAATCTCAATCTGTTCTTTCAGAATTTTTCCCCAATCATAAATGTCATTCCATATATCCTTCTGATAAATATGAATAATGGAATATCCATTCCGCAAACAATAATTTATTTTTTCAATATCTTTTGATTGAACACTTTCAGGAGAATTCCAGTTCGAAACCTGATTAAAATGCTGGTCTCCATCCACCTCAATTAACACTTTATCTACTCCAAAATCAAATGGCATTATATTATTTGTTTTAGAATATCTACACCAATCAAATCGCAACTGTGTTGTACATTGTAAGAATTTTAAGACTTTTGCTTCTGTTTTTTTCTTACAGTAAGGGCACCAATAACCCGATAGAACATTATACATTTTTGATTCAAATTCCGAGGAACAAGTATGACAATTAAACCAATATTTTTTCTCAGCCCCTTTAAATATACTTCTAGGACTAACTTTATTTTTAGTACTCCAACAATTGATGAGAGGATGCGAGGCAAATGATTTATCATAACATGTTATACAATCTTTATCACACAATCTTTGATTCGCACAATATGGACACGATCCATCTCGATTGTAATAATGATTTGGAGTTGTTTCATATTCATGTGAACATTGAAGACAATTAAATTTAATTTTTTTATTTGACTGAAGAAATACATCTTCTGCTTTTATTTCATTTAAAGGCGACCATGCTTCATTCATTTCGTGCGAAGCACACGATTTTTTAAAACAATAATCACATTTACATATTTTTTGATTAGTACAATATGGGCAATGATTATCGCTTTTAATACTATATAGGGCTGATTCAAAATCATGATTACATGTAGAGCAATAAAACCAACATTTTTTATCCGATCTTTTCATAATATTTCTTGGATCTATCTTATTTTTAGAAGACCACATAATAGCCATTGGTTGCGAAGCAAATGATTTATTATAACAAAATTCACAATCTTTATCACATAGTCCATCAGAATTACAGTATTTACACCATTGTCCAATACTAACATTTTTAACAATCATTTCAAGTTCATGTCCACAATCAGGACAATCAAACCAAAACTTTTTATTACTACTTTTCATGACTTGTTTCGGCTCTAATTCATTCTTGGAACTCCAATGGATGGCTCTTGGATGTGTCGCAAACGATCTATCATAACAAGTAGAACATCCACACAAAGTTTTAGAAGTAGAACACATATTGTTTTTTTTAAAAAAAAATAAAATCAAATTTTTAAGAAACTTAAATAATTAAAACATTTTACCATATAATGTATACTGCCGTTATTATTGAACCAAGAGAACATAAAGCATTAGGCTTCGTTTTACATAATTTTTTTACTAATTTACCAGAATGGAGTTTTATTTTATTTCATGGAAATAATAAAGAGTTTATTGATAATTTATTTGAAAATGAATTGAAACCATTTTTATATAGAATTACTTTCATTAAACTAAAAACAGACAATTTAACGCTTGCTCAATATAATAATATATGTAAAAATAAAAATTTCTATAAATGTATTCCAACCGACACTTTTTTATTATTTCAAACAGATTCGATGATTATAAATAAAGAATTATTGAATGATTTTTTAATGTATGATTATGTAGGGTCTCCTTGGTCAAATGGAATGGTTGGAAATGGAGGACTATCCCTAAGAAATAAAAATAAAATGATAGAAATATGCGAAAAAGTTAAAGATTTTACAGAAAATGAAGATACCTATTTTTCCTATCAAAAAGAGGTTCCTTTAAATAAACCATCATTTACAAAAGCACAAACATTTTCAGTGGAAACCGTTTTTCACGAAAAAAGTTTTGGAATACATGCTCCTTGGAAACATCTTAACAAATACGAAATGGGATTTTTAAAAAATAAATATCCCGATATTTCCACATTGATAGAATTAAATCTTATTTTGTAATATTAGTAAAAAAATGACACGTGCTAGAAATTCTTCAAATTCTTCAAATTCCTCAAATTCTAACCCTGGATTACCCGGATTACCGTCACTTGGACTTGGACTTGGAACAGTAAATACCTGTTCCGCCGAGAGTGATACATTATTTTGTAAAATTTCTAGAATTCTCCAAATTATCGGATGGGTGCTTATATTATTTATGATATTATATTTCATTTACGCATTTGTAATACCCTATTTTTTTAAAGGCAAAAAGAGATAGTTATACCGTTTTTATAAATTCCCAATGCATTTCACCACATATTTTCTGCCATGTTTTATCTTGTAGATATAATTTGTCGCGATTTTTTAATAATGGAAAACATGGTAAATACTCATCCATTTCTAACAATTCGCAAAACTTATATAAAACATATCCATAAGATAAAAAATTTCTACGTCCTTTTGGACAATGCTTTTTAAAAGAAGGTTGAATTTCTCGAAACATATGACGCAGTTTTTCTTCATCTTCTCGTGACATAAATGGGGCATTTTCTCCATTTAAACGATTAATAATATGAGGAATATGCTCGTAATATTTGGAACATTTCATTTTTCTCAAAATTTCACGAAGTTTGCTGTGTTTTAAAGTGGACATATCTGTTATTTTTTCCTTTTTGAGTTGAACCAGAATCGCATCATATACTTCATTCGGAATTTCTGTACTTTCTTTTGCCTGAAATTGTGCCAACCATTCATTAAAATGATTTATCTTTTTATAAGCATAATAACTTACTTCACGGGGTGGATCTTTATAGGATGGTTTATCACTATCTACCAAAATGAACTCTTGATATCCACATTTTGAACATGTCAAGTTGGCTTCATTTAAACACATAATCATTTCATTATCACATAATTCACAATTAGTCCAAGGATCGTCATATTCCAGATTTCTTGCCATAGATGGATCCTCCAACTGGAGATAATTATTAAGAAGTTGTTGCCTTTGAAGTCCTTTTTTCTCTTTCGACTGTACCGTATTTTTTGTTTCATGACCCTCTTCTTGCGCAACCACATCAAGAATGGCTAAAATAGAACCTGGTTTGGCTTTATTACTGAATGTTTTTGTTCCTTGTTGAATTTGTTCTTGTATGTCATAATAATCATATAATATATCGCCTGTTCGAAGATAATAATCCAATAAATCAGATCCATTTTCCAATGATTTTATCTTTTTTTCAAGTGTATCGGCATCTCTTTCAAGGCGCCATAATTCAATATCGGATGTCGTTTCTACTATTTTCTTTTTAAGATCATCTAATTTTGTTTTATATTCCTGTATATTATCTTTTTGTTCAAATAATGATTGAACTGTCTGGTTATGAATAGCATCCAATGTTGTACGTGATTCGGGATTGCTACGTTTTGTACTTTTTACTTTGAAAAACGCATCACTCATTTATATGATACTGAGTCAATTGGTTTTAAATACCCTTTATGTGTTATAAATATTTTAAATATTATTAATACAATATAGGAAAATGACGGAAGATGTAGCAACTCCTTTAACATTATATAAAAATCTTGAAAAGATTACAAAAGTCGACAAATGGGCTCCTTTAGTACTAGAGTCATTACGTAAAAAACTTGGAAATCCTGATGAATTTATTGATCTTATCAAAGAAACAGGTGCAATTCTATCCGGTGGATTCGTACTTCAGGCTATTACAGACTATCCTGATGTAACTGATTTAGATATTTATGTACCAGTTGATAAAATGCCTGAATTTTTGAATAGATTAGTTGTTGACCAAATGTTTATATTTGATTCTTATAAACATTATAATGCGACTATTTATTGTCGATCTTTTTTACGAAAAAATGGGATTAAACGCGTTCATACTTTCAGAGGTCATGTAGAATACAAAATCGATGATAAAATCGAACATAATGATTTAATGATAGATATAATGTCTGTAAGAAAAAAGAATACGATTCAAGCAGTATGTTCCAATTTTGATTTAACTTATTGTCAAGTATGGTTTGATGGGACAGATGTTTTTGCTACACATCCAGAACATATTACAAAAAAAGAAGGATATTTACAAGGAGATTATATTAATGTGTTTTTAAAAGGAAATAATTTTTTAAAAGGCCGTTTAAGAAAATATAAGAAACGTGGATTTAAAACTTCATATGAACCTTCTACTGATAATTTACCATCTATTGATTTTGTGACATCTGATAGATGTACGAAGCAAAGGTTTGATGAAATATTACCTTTATGGTTTAAAAAAGTAATTACAAAATGGTTAACTATTGATGATGTAAGCGCATTTTATGTACCACTTGGAAATCATATGAATTATATGCCAGGCTCAGATGAATTAGTTTCATCTGAAGGTATAACATTTAAAAAGATTGGTTTTGCTATTGATAATGAAAATGAGTTTGAAGTTTCATACGATGAAGGATATGATAGTGAAGATATGGATACAGATAAACTTATAGAACTTGCGAATAGAAAGGAAGAAAAGGAAGAAGAGGAAGAAAAGGAAGCACCCGAAGAAGAGGAAGAAAAGGAAGAAAAAGAAGAACCCGAATTAAAATATAGACGCTCTATGTTTGATTTACTTCAACATTTATTTACAAATACTGGTGATAATTTTTTTTACAATTTTTATCATCTTATGTACGATGAAGAAACTAAGAAAGATAATCCAGAAAAATATGAGCCATACGCAAATTATCTTCGAGACAACTGTACTCGTAAAGGTGAAGATATGTTTGGAGATGAAGGACATTTATATGATTTTCATTTACATCCATTAGAAGGAGGAATTACTAGAGAATCATTGGAAGGATATTTACAACCATTTTTATGTTTATCAGAGAAGGACAAATTAAAAGGAGTGGCTTGTTATTATAAACCATATTGTAAAATTAAAATTAATTTAAAAGAGATTCAAAGTATTGTATCTAATGATTTTTATGAGAAATTTATGAAATCACAGCCTGTTAAATTAGGTTTAAATACTGTTATGCCTGTTTATGAAGCCGCTCTAATGAATGAAAAAACAGAAGAAAAAGGGTATGGTAAAGAGTTTCATGAGACTATGTGTCCGTTTTGTTTAGTGCCTGTAAGTCGTGGATCAGGATGTTCTTATATGACACATGAAAATCCTAATCAATTAGATAAGTCTGAAGCACCATATTGTGATGACACAATCGTTAATAAACGACTATTGGATAAATATAAAAGGATGGCACCCAAAATTGATCCATCTTATAAGGATGGAACTCTTATTAAAATAGAATTTTGCGTAGAATGTGGTCGTCCCTGTTTAAAACATCAACATTTTGATATTACATCTGATACACCGAGATTAGTACCACCAAAGATGACGCCCAATCCAATAAATCCAACACATATGGTACATGATTATGCTACCTGTGCAGGAGGTGGTCGCGTAGAACTTGTTGCGCGTATGTTGGCGGTACGAGATGTTTATAAATTTTCTCTTATAAAAGATCCTATCAAAGAAAGAAATAAAGCCGCTTTTGCGGCGGATAAAGCAGCGACTATGAAATGCTATTTAGATAGGGCTACTGCTATTCTACAATTAAAAGATCGAAAATTCAATACTAACGTTAAAAAATCTAAAAAATATAATTATCCTGGGTATGAATATGTAATTGAAGACGAATCTTTACCTGGATCTTCAAATAATGAAGCAAAAGTTGCATATCAAGAAGTGGAAAAAATAAATAATAGTAATAATGAAAGTAATGAAAGTAATGAAAGTAATGATGATCAAATTTTGGGGCAAAATGTGCCTCATGATATATTTCAAATTGATGAAGGTAATAATGAAGGTAATGAAGGTAACCAAGAGGGAGGTAGAGAAACAAAAAACACATATAGAAGATATATCCGAAAAGTAAAACATAAAACATATAAATTGCGTAAAAAGAAATAAATTATTTATTTTCAAAATCATATAATTCGTGAATAAGACGAAGCATTTCTTTAACATCTATTTTAAGACTACTTATTTCATTTTTTAACTCTGTAATTTCAGATGTATAAGATACTTTTATTTCAGCCTTTATTTTTGGTTTAGCCTTTACTTTCATTTTCTCCTTTTTTTCTGCATCCATTATTTTACCCTTTTCAACAATCTCTTTATATAATTCACTTGTTCTATATTCATTATATCCCCTTGATTGTGTATTATGTATAATTAATTTAATGTTTTTTAATTTATATGATATAGAGCCAGGTGTTCTATGATGAATATCGGCAATTTCACTAATTGTCATTTCTTTTTCATATTCAGATTTTAGAGATTGAATCTCATTTTCATCCCATGAATCCTTTTGACGATTATAATATTCAAGACGATTCATTTTATATTTAATTCAATACTAATTTATTTCAATTTTTAATATTCTTCAATCTCTGTTTTATTATATTCTGTATCAAAATCATCAAGTTGTTCAGACACAAATTTAAGAAGTTCATCTAATTCATAGCCATGTAAAGAAATAAAAGAATTAATATCATATATTTTTACCAGAAAACCATAATAATTTGTTTCCTTTGAATCTCCAAACTGCTCCTTACATTTATTCTGATATCCATAACCAAACTCCATGTCGACTTCATGTATTAATCACATGACAAACATTTTATCCCAATTTTCTGAAAATACATTCCTTACAGTGTTTTATAAGTGATTCTCTAACTGAAACTTTTGAGAATATGACATTTATACTAAGATAAACTAATATTTAAGTGCTTGTTTTAAATATATAAATTACATAAATTATTTGATTATTTTATATATTCTATTTATAACTTTGAATATGTTAAAATCCTTTGAATAAGGATCATATCTTATAAATGTACAATTTTGTATGATATCTTTTATATAATTTTCTCTTTCTTTATCATTTTTAATATTTTCTTCTGCTCTATGATGGGTTTCATCACATTCAATAATTAATTTGTATTTTGGAAAATATAAATCAACTATATATGGTACAATTTTGTATTGATGTATCATTTCTTCGCCATTAAATGCTTCCATAATACATTTTATTGTATCTACTTCAATACACGTATAAATTTTAGAACTCCTATTTAATTTATTACTAAATTCAATGACGTGGGTTTTTCTACTTTTACTTAATAATCTATGTAATCCTGAATATGTAATAAAACACATTAATTGTTTTCCACCATTTGTATCACGTTTTGGATATTATCATAATTATTTAGTAACGATGAATTAATATTTTTTAATTTTAATATTTTTCCAATATCACTAGCACAATATAAACAATATGGTTCTTTTTCTTCATCAATAATTATTTTACACTCATAAAGTTCTTCGATTTTTCTTCCCAATTCTATTTGCTTCTCTTTTGACATTTTTTAATATTAAATTATGGATTTTAAAAAATCAAATTTTTAAAAAGGGGTTTAAAGAAAGGGTATATTATATATAATTATAGCCATGGAAATCGTTAAAGCATTCAATTCAAATGAATTACATACTGATATTGTTATTAAAGGAACTACAGAGAATCCTCTTTTTAGAGCAAGTGATATAGGAAATATATTAGAAATGAGTAATATTCATGCATCATTAAAAGATTTTGATGATACTGAAAAGGTTATAAACTCCATTTATACTTCTGGTGGAAATCAACGTGTTACATTTTTAACAGAAAAAGGTCTATATGAACTATTATTTAAATCACGTAAACCAATCGCAAAAATATTTCGTAACTGGGTATTCGAAGTAATAAAAGAAATACGTTTAACAGGTGAATACAAACTAAATAAAGAAGTACAAGAACTAAAACATCAATTAGAAGAAAAGGATAATGAATTACACCAAAAAGATCGTGCTCATTTTTTACATAATCACAATAAATTTC